GTTAATCGTGAGTTGGTTCTCGCGTGGGTAATATCCCTCACGTGGGACGTGTTGGCGAGTGGGTTACTTCTACCCACTCTTCTCGCACGAGAATTAGGAATATGCTGGGTTGCAGTCGTCGCGTGCATTGTCTGTGCCATGCAAGCGATGATTTACATCCGTCGTTGGATGAGCCGCAACCCGGACTCCTCCGTGGTCCGTTGGGGCACAGCCCCACCGGTATGCAACGCGGAGGCGGAATCGTTAACCCAGGAGGTGTTGCTACAAGAACCTTCAGAGGTCTCCTACCACGGTAAGATAGCGTGGTTGGCGCGGTTAGCTAGGTATCGGATGAAGTACGATAGATTCACCGATCCAAACTCACCGGCCAACTATGGCGCTGCCCATACCGTGGTCGATGAGATACTGGGAGATGCAACACTTTGTCCAAACCTGCGTCACGCGGACCGCGTTCGAATGCACCCACTGGTGGTAGCCGCCTCGTTGGTGCCGTCGTACCAGGAACGCGTGGCTCTGGCAATGCTCGCATCCGGTGCAGTAGCCGAGGTGCGTGCGGACGTCACCCGGGCACGTTATGTCGATGTCCCAATCCCATGGGAGGAACTCTCTTGGTGGGACATGCTCATAGGTCGCCGGCACAAACGGATTGTCGCAGTGCCGGCCGTGAGCAACAACCCTTTTTAGGTCTGCTGGTTCGGGGTCCCGTAGTGGGGGTGAAGACCACTTTATCCCATACCAACGTTACTTTGGCCCCAACACCAGTAGGCAGGGTTCCCCACGTCAATATTACAGCACTTTCAGCGTGGGGGTGTAGGACAACGTTTGGGACATTTGTCCCGACGTATGAGAGCGCTATGGCCGCATTAATGGAAAGGGTGTTCTACCATCGCACTGAGGAAGGGTTTGCTCGACCCACAGTGCCGAGTAGGGAAGTAGTTTTCGATACGTTACGAGGCGTTCTTGACGCTCTATCGCGCAGTTGTGTGCTAAACGCCCCGGTGTCTATCCTCAGTTATGCTGGGATTTATTACCGGGGCCTGAAAAGACAGCTGTATGAGAAAGCGAGCCAAGTGGTGTATCGTAGGGGATTCCAGAGGCGTGACGCCATGCTGAAGAGCTTTGTCAAGGTCGAAAAGATCGAGATTAAGCCTAAGCGATTGGTGCCTAGGTTGATCCAACCTAGATCCCCTGAGTTTAACGTACTGGTAGGACGTTTTATTAAGCACTTAGAGCACCCGACGTACCTGCAACTTGGGAAGTTGTGGGGTGGCCCGACAGTGATGAAGGGCCTAAACTGTTTTCAACAAGCCCGCGCTATGCGATCGGCGTGGGAGAGTTTTGACCACCCCGTTGCCATCATGCTAGACGCTGTTAGGTTTGACCAACATGTGTCCAAGCCCATGTTGGAATGGGAACATACCGTGTATCTTATGTCCTACCGCGGCCGCTGGCGGGTGCAGTTGCAGGAATTGCTTCGGCATCAACTAGTTAATCGTGGCCGTATTCGCACAGAGCGTGGGACTATTAAATATACGGTGGAAGGTTGTCGTATGTCTGGCGACATGAACACAGCATTGGGCAATTGCCTGGTTATGTGCGCTTGTTGCAAGGCTATGGTCGATTCCCTAGGTGTACGAGCGAGGCTCTTTAACAACGGTGACGACTGTTGTTTACTTGTTGAGAAGCGAGATCTGGAGCGGGTTAGCGCGGCAGTGAAGCCCTTCTTTTTGAAGTTGGGTTTCATTATTGACGTTGAGGGCATAACTGGGACTTTTGAGAGAATATCTTTTTGCCAAACTCAGCCTGTGTATGATGGCCATTCCTGGCGTATGGTACGGGACCCTAGGAAGGTGTTGTCGAAAGACACCACCTTGCTTCGTAAGTGGTCTTCAAAGGAGTGGTATGCATACTGGACTGCGTTGGGTAAGTGTGGGTTGGCTCTGACTTGGGGCCTGCCCGTCTTTCAGGAGTTTTATTCTGCCATGGTCCGTTTCGGAGACGGTAGGGCCATATCTACGGCCCTGTCGGCGCACGTGAGCGGCGCATTAAGTCAATCAGGCATGTATCAGTTAGCGCATGGGCTCGAATCTCGGGTCCGACCGGTTACTGACGCAGCCCGTACTAGTTTCATGATTGCATTCGGCATTACCCCCGCCGTGCAACTGGAATTTGAGGATGTGTATCGCCGTGCTCCGCCTGCATCGGACGCTCTGTTCGAGGTGCAGCGGTTGTCGTTGAATCTATAATTGGGTCCGCCCTTAATCACCCAAAACGGTGGCTTTGCCTTAATTTAACCGTACCAAGGTGCAAACCGGAGAGTCTAGAGACTGCACGGGTGACAATGTGGGTGTGATGAACAGTCCCCGCCATGCCGGGTATCCAATAAAGCATGTTGAGCAAAACCAATAAAAAGAAGGCAAACGCGTCGGTCAAGAGATCGGCAATCAACGCCGAGCGGATGTTCCGCAGCGTTGAGCAAGTTCCAGCAGCGTATGGGACTAAAGGGCGCTCGACCACTAATGCGCCCAGTAGCAATAAAGTGGTAATACGCAGGCGTGAATGTGTCGGGAGCGTCGTTAACAATGGTACAGGGTTCAATCTGACGACCCTTTCGCGTGGGATTCCGGGTTATGACCTCAACCCCGCGAATGCAATATTGTTCCCTTGGTTGAGCACAATTGCTCCCAGTTACGAACGTTTCCGCTTCAATAAGGTTAAGGTAGAGTTAGTCAGTGGCACACCCACTAGTATTGCTGGGCGTGTGTACCTTGCGGTAGATTACGACTATGATGACCAGGTCGCTGACTCTAAGATAACCATGATGAACAACGCGAGCGTTGCCGAGGGGTCGGTCTGGCAGAATGTTGAGGTGACTTGTGACCCAAGTGCCCTCAACCGCGACCTCCCTTATCGGTATGTCTCGTGTACAACTCGCACCCTATTTCCTGAGGGCCGTACATCCTTCGCAGGATTTGTCATGGTGGCCTACGATACCCTCGTCTCTGTCACCCACGACTTGTGGGTGGAATATGAGGTGGAGCTGGTCACCCCGGTCCTTGACGTACTCGACCAGGTTTCAGTTGGTGTCACAGCCGCTGCGGCCCCGTTGGTGAGTGACGTTGTCCCGGCGGGTACCCTAGCTTTGCCGTTGTTTTGCCCTGGCGGCTCCGCTGGCGGCATTAACATCGTCCGTAGTGGTACCCCGGGAGTCCCCCCTTGCTCTTTCACTTCAGGAGGGGGCAACGTCTATCCGAACGACATCATAGATCTGGGGAACGTCCATTCAGGAAACCTAACCGTTAACGCAATATCCAAAGTCACGAGTGATACGCCCGCTAATCAGCTGTTGGCAAACATTAGGCTTGGTCTCCAGGTGTTCGATTCCTTTGGGAATGCCCTGGGCACGGTCTACTCGGCCGTCTCCACCATTAAGGCGCAGTTGTTGTCTGGCCTGGCAACACCACCTATGCTGTCCACAGCCAACCAGTGGGCATTCTTGACTGCGGGATTTACGCTTGCACTACTTGCAAAAGCTTATCCTACGTATCGCTATCTTGTGCCCTATCTTCAGGCTGACACCCCACTTGCGGGTGGGA